GAAACAAGACGTACTTAAAAAGATGTACGATGACAGCTATTACTATGGTACGTTAGGACAACTAGCATTAAGTAGTAGTTCTTTAAAACTATTATTAGACAGTCCTAAAAAGTATGCTTATGTGAGTGAGTATGGAAGTCCAGAAAGTCAAGCATTAAGAGATGGCTCACTTGTGCATCTTGCAATATTAGAACCAGACAAATTTGAAGAACAAATATTTGTAGATGTAGCGAGTAAGAATACAAAAGCATATAAAGAAGCTGTAGCGAAACACGGACAAGTATTTACTAGAGTAGAAAAACAAAACGCAGAGAAAGTAGCAGATGCGATATTCAGAAACGAACAAGCACTACAACTAATAACTAACTGTGAATTTGAAGTACCTGCAATAGGCGACATATACGGATTTCCATTTAGAGGCAAAGCGGATGTATTAAGTAATAAAGGTATAGTAGACCTAAAAACAACTTCAGGAGGCATAAAGAACTTTTATCACTCTGCAAAGAAATATTTATATAGTGTACAATGCTATATATATTGTCAGCTCTTTGATGTTACTTATGACCAGTTTAAATTTCTAGTAGTAGACAAAGGAAGTTTAGACATAGGTATATTTGAATGTAGCGAGGAGTTTTATAAAGATGGAGAAGAACTAACTAAAAAAGCAATAGACATATACGAAACATTTTTTGTCAATGGTGCAGACCTAGACGATTATATTATAACAGGCGTACTATGATAAACATTTATAATATGGATTGTATGGAAGCTATGAAAGATATGTCAGATAATCAATTTGATTTGGCAATAGTTGACCCTCCCTATGGTATTGAAAGATTCAAAAAAGGTTTTGGAACAACAAGATTTAAAATGGATAAAAGAACTGCAAAAAATGGTATTGAATGGGATATAAAACCTAAAGATAATTTTTTTCAAGAATTATTTAGGGTATCTAAAAATCAAATTATTTGGGGTGCAAACAATTTCATTTTACCCCCTACTGAATATTTTTGTATTTGGAATAAAAAACAAACAGTAGATAATTTTGCAACTGCCGAGTATGCTTGGGTAAGTATGGGTTTAAAAAAACCTGCTAAAATATTTGAATATTCAATACATAAACATAATCACACAAATAAAATACACCCTACACAAAAACCTGTAAAACTTTACGAATGGCTACTTATGAATTATGCAAAAGAAGGAGATACAATACTTGATACACATTTAGGTTCTGGAAGTATAGCAATAGCTTGCCATAATTTAGGATATGATTTAACAGGATATGAAATAGACAAAGATTATTATGAAGCTGCAAAGAAACGAATTAAAGAACATCAAAATCAATTAAGAATATAATGAGAAAAAATAAAAAAGTAAATACTAAAAGAGCTATGAGAATAGCAAACCAAGTAAACAAATTAGCAAACCTAGATGTATTTAAAAACACAAGAAAGCTAGAACATATAGAAGCAAGGTCATTACTTTCAATTATATTATATAAGTATGAGAAGTTTACCCTGCACGATATAAAAAACTTCTACATAGCTAATGGCAAATCTTCAGACCATACTACAGTATTGCACAGTATTAAAAACTGGGACATATACAGACACTATAATAAGAACTTACTTGAGTGGCTTAATTGTATAACTACTGATTTAGGAAAAGCAAACAATGAAGCGAAACGAGAACTTATAAAACTCAAGCTAAATTACATATGCAATAAAGACATAGACGAACTCGCTTTAATTGTAAATACAATGGCTGAAAAAGAATTAGAAGTATGATGAATATAAATAATATATATCAAGGTAATGCAATAAATCTATGTAAAGAATTAGACACAAATAGTATTGATTGCATAATAACATCACCCCCGTATTATAATTCTAGCCATAAATATCAAAGAGGAACAGGTTTTCATTATACAGCAGACATAGGCGAACCTTTATATGTTATTATTGATTTTTTCAAAGAAGTTAAGGATAAATTAAAACAAGATGCTATAGTATGCCTAAATTTAGGTTTTAGTTATGGAGAAACAGGAGTTATGCGTCCTTTTGATATTGTGAATAGAATAAGAGAAAAGTTAGGTTATTTTGTAAATGATATAATAATATGGCATAAAAATAATCCTATACCAATGAACAAAAGATTAACAAATGCAATAGAATACATTTTTGTTTTAAGCAAACATCCTATAGGCAAATATTATACAGAAAAATATACTCATAATGTATGGAAATTTCCTGTAGATAAAGGAGGAAGAAACCATAGTGCTGTATTTCCTGTAACATTACCTAAATTATGTTTAGAGCATTTCACAAAAGAAAATGATTTAGTTTTAGACCCATTTATGGGAAGCGGAACGACAGGCGTAGCTTGTGTCGGTATGAAAAGAAATTATATAGGGTTTGAAATAAATAAAGATTATATAGAAGTCGCTAATAAAAGAATAAATGAAAATCAAAAATTATTATTCTAAAATTTGATTTATTTTTCGATATATAGATATACAAAGATTGATTAATCAATGTTTTTTCAATTATGGATAAAAGAATAAATAACGGTGGAGCAAGACAAGGAGCAGGTCGTAAACCTAAAGCTCAAGAGAAAGAGTTAATAGAAAAGCTAGATAACATTATAGACAAAGAAGAAGTGCTTAAGAAACTTAAAGAATTGATTAATGAAGGAGATATGAGAGCTTTAAATCTATATATGGGTTACAGGTACGGAAAACCAAAAGAAACAAAGGATATACATATAAACGAAGATGTACCTTTATTTATTGATTAATGTTCACTCAAACACAAGCAGTAAAGCGTTTAAGAAAACTAGAGAATAGAATACGAATTGTTAGAGGCGGTAGTTCCGCAGGAAAGACAGTAGCTATTCTTATGATACTTATTGACTATGCGATTAAAGAAAACTATAAAGAAATAAGCGTAGTAGCAGAAAGCATACCTCACTTGCGTAGAGGCGCTTTAAAGGACTTTCTAAACATACTTAAACTAACCAATAGGTACGATGACAGAAAGTTCAATAAAAGTACCTTAAAATACGAATTTAGCACAGGTAGTTATATAGAGTTCTTTAGCACAGACCAACCAGACCGATTAAGAGGAGCGAGAAGAACTGACTTATTTATCAATGAGTGCAATAATATAGATTTTGAAAGCTACCAACAATTAGCAGTTAGAACATCTGGAAACGTATGGCTTGACTATAATCCTAGTAATGTATTTTGGGTAGACAAAGAATTAATAGGACAAGAAGATACTGACTTTGTTACTTTGACTTATAAAGACAATGATAGTTTGCCTAGCACGATTATAAGAGAAATAGAAAAAGCAAGAGATAAAGCAAAGACAAGTACATATTGGGCGAACTGGTGGAAAGTATATGGTTTAGGAGAAATAGGAAGTTTAGAAGGTGTTTGCATACCTGACTGGAAACCTATAGACAACTTACCTGAAGAAGCTAGATTACTTTGCGGAGGTCTTGACTTTGGATATAGCATAGACCCTTCAGCATATATACGATTATACAAATGGAACAATGCTTATATATTTGATGAGGTGTTATATCAAAAAGGAATGTTAAATAGAGATATAAGCAGATACTTAAAAGACAATGTAATCCTTGAGCATATATACGCAGATAGTGCAGAACCGAAATCAATAAATGAGATACGAGCTTACGGTCATAAAATATCTGGCGTAAAGAAATTTAATAATTCAGTAGTATATGGCATCAATCTTATAAATCAAAATGAGATATATGTGACATCAAAATCAAAGAACTTAATTAAAGAACTTCAAGGTTATGTCTGGGCAAAAGACAAAGAAGGTAATAATATACAGAAACCTACAGGTACGCATCCTGACTGCATAGACGCAGCTAGATACGCTTTAATGATGCAACTAGAGAATCCAAATAGAGGAAAATATACTATTCAGTAAAAAAAAGTTATTAAAATTTGTTAATTAATAAAAAAGTATTATCTTTGAGTATAATTTAAAAACAAAACACAAATGGAAAAAACTACTTTAATTAAATACGAAGACATAGAGTTTGAAGTTGTATATGCTTTAGACGAAGGGTGTGAAGGAGATTATCAAACAGCTCCTAGACAACCAGATGCTTTTATTACAGAAGTATTAATTGACAAAACAAACATTGTAGAACTAATAGATGCAGATATTATTGAGCAATGGGAAACACAAATTTTAAAACAAGTATTATGAAAATTATAAGACAAACAAAACATAGATTAATTACAGATGAATGGTTTGCAACTAGCAAACAAGATGTAATAAAAGAAATTAAAAAA